TCGTAAACAAGCACTTCTTGACTTCTATAACAAGTATCAAGAACGTATTATGTTGATGCCCGCGGCTCACAAAAAAGAATATCACAACTCCTTTCCTGGAGGGTATGTTGAGCATGTAAATCGCGTTGTACGTTGTGCCCTTAAGCAAGCTAAGTTATGGGAAGAAGAAGGATGTGATATGTCTACTTTTACTTCCGAAGAACTTGTTTTTTCTGCTATTAACCATGATTTAGGTAAAATGGGAGATGAGAATAACGAATCATATATCCCTCAGACCGATAAGTGGAGACGTGAAAAGTTAGGTGAGGATTATATGTTTAATAAACAAGTCCCATTCTCATCCGTTCCAGATCGTGGTTTATTCCTACTCCAGTCTCATGGTGTAGTATATACTTTCAACGAAATGCTCGCGATACAAACGCATGATGGTTTATACGACGTAGCTAATGAGAAATATTTGAAAGCGTATATGCCCGAACAAAAACCGCGTACTTCGCTACCATTTATAGTCCACCAGGCTGATTTGATGGCTGCGAGAATTGAATTTGAAAAAGAATGGTTACCTAAATTAAAAGGTAACGTGGAGGGGCAAAAAGAAAATTTTACATTAAGTGACAAACCAAAAAGTAAAACTCAACAACAGAAAGCTTTAGGTTCAATTAAAAGTGAAGGTTTAAAGAATTTATTAGATAACTTATGATTATTGCAATTGTTATACTATCAATTTTAGTAGCTACCCTAGGGTTCACTACAGTAAATCTTCTTCGTAAAAATGAAAAACAAGAGGATATCCTCGTGGGTTATTTAGATTATCTAGATAAAATCTCCCGAGTAATAGAGGTTTCGGATGAGAAAATGAAAGACGTAGATTCTAGAGGTAGCTTTAGTAGCGACGATGAAGTAGGATTTTTCTTTCAACAAATAAAAGGGTTACAAGATATCTTAAACGAGTTCAAACTCGAAAAAAGATAATGTAACCATATGCCAAAAAAACGTAGACCTAAAAGTAAAAATTACTTTACTCAAGATACCGAAGATGCTATTGTATTATACAATGGCACTTCTGATACTGATATAAAGAGTAAAATATATCAAGATCATGTACATTACCCGTTTTTTAAATTAACGGAAAACATAATCCATACCTTTAAATTTTATTATACTGAGGTAGATGAGATTGAACATTTACAACATGAAGTAATTTGTTTTTTATTATCTAAAATTCATTTATTTGATCCTACTAGAGGGGCCAAAGCATATTCTTATTTTGGAACTATAGCAAAACGCTATTTAATCCTCCAAAACCAAAAGAATTATAAAAAACGCATTGATAAAGCCCCAGTAGATGAATTATTTAAGGATGATACCCATACTTACAATATGGATGATCCTACGGCAATGAATGATCCTTTAAATCTATATATTAATTTATATGTAGAATATTGTACAGAAAATATATTTGAATTATTTCCAAAGAAAAAAGATGCTGAGATTGCTGATGCAATTTTAGAATTATTTCGTAAAAGGGAAGAGATTGATGTTTTTAATAAAAAAGCCCTTTATATCTACATTCGTGAGATGGTAGATGTTAAAACTCCCAAAATTACTAAAATAGCTAACCAATTATATTCAATATTTAAGGGTAACTATATTTTTTATCTTGAAAATGGGTATGTAGAATTCGAATAAGGTTATATTTATACATGAATAAACACTATAAATATGAGTCAACAATTCGAAAAAGTAATATTTGGTACTAAAAAATTCTCTAATTTACTTGAGGAAATTTATGAAAACCAAAAACGCCGTGAAGCACAAGTAACTGCGCTTATTTCTGAGTTAAAACCAATGGTTTCTGATATTGGTGATGCTACACTCATCGTACCTCTTATCAAAGAATATATGGAAATTGGGGTTAAAAATGATGATGCCTTAATTAAAATGGCTACGTTGGTTCAACGTGCTTTAAATTCTTCTAATGAAGAAGGTGGGTTAGGTATCAGTGATGAGGAAAAAGCTCAACTATTAGAAGAAATGGAAAAACTTCAAAAGTAATTAACTATGGTTTTTGGGAGTAATACTTCATCATCTCTTATACAAAATGCTTCAACAGCACAATTAATCCCAGGGAGGGTTATTAGTATAGATCAGTCTTCAACTTTATCTAATGGGGAGATTACTGTTGAACCCATGAAAGTATCAGGTAACCAACCTGGAAGTTTAGGTATAAAAGCAACCCCTCTATTCCCTAATGTTAAAAATTATCCATTAATAAATGAAACTGTATATTTACTGTCATTTCCTAGTGGTGACTTTGCTAATTCTCCAGGTAATATAAAATATTATTACTTAACCCCAGTAAAAACCTGGGCTAATAATATTCATACAAACCCAACTCCGGCACAACAAGAAAATATAAAAGGTTCCAACCAAAATAAAAGTATAACAGAAATAGAAGCAGGTTCTCCTAATATTTCTACAAAACAAAACACAACATCTTTTAAACCTGGAATATATTTTAATGAAAAATCAAACATTTACCCATTATATCCCTTTGAGGGTGATGTTATATTAGAGGGTAGATTTGGAAATAGTTTAAGATTAGGTAGCACTGATATTTCAGGTTCAACTCCTTTAAATAATTGGTCTAATTCTCCTTCTAATGGAGATCCTATTACTATTTTAAGAAATGGTCAAGATCCTTCATTAACAGGGTCTGCTCAATTTCTTATAACTGAAGATATTAATAAAGATTTATCATCAATCTACATTACTTCTAAGCAAAATATACCTATTGAAGTAGCTTCTACAAATGATTATTTATCTTATGGGGATAACCCACCTGTTTTACCTAAAAATTATGCCGAAAATTCTCAAGTAATTGTTAATTCTGGAAGATTAATATTTAATTCAACTAATGATCATATTTTATTATCTTCAAATAAATCAATAAATTTAAATTCTATAGAAGGTATCTATACAGATACAATTGGAGATACAGTATTCCAATCTAATAAAGTATATCTAGGAGGGACTAAGAATTCCCAACCTATAATTTTAGGGGATGAATTAGTTACATTATTAACAGATGTATTAAATGATTTATCTACTCTTACTAATACTCTTCAATCACAACCTGGTGTTCCTATAGGTGCTCCATTAGCACCTACCAGTATTGTAGCTCAAACTATAAACTTTAAAATTAATGGGTATAAACAAAGACTAAAAAATACATTATCTAATACTACTTCTACTGTATAATGATTACACCCACTTCCATAGAACAAAAAAGAGAAAAAGAGGCTCAATTAAGATCAAGACTTAAAGGTAGATTAGATCTATCATCGTTTGATGTAAAAAAGCTTTCTGAATCTATCCCAAATAATCTAAAAACTAGAGGTCAAGCTAGACTATCAGCTTTAATTTTAAGTCAAAGTGGTAAGTTTCTCTCCAAAGTACTTCCAGGTTTAACAGAACTTTTAGCTAAATTTGGAATTACTGATATTAATACTGTATTAAAAGATTTTGATGCTGAAGCATTTAAAGAGGAATTTTGCCCCACTACAGATGAATTAAACAATATAATTGAACAAAGAAATAATTTAGTTGAATATGTAAATAGTATTGGAAATACACTAGATGCTCTCACAGTAACAATTGATTTTGGAGCAGGTTTTGCTAAATTTATTCAAGGTTTAGTAACCCGTTTATCCCAAACTAAACTAGGTGCTACCATATCAATGGCATTAATCCCATTTGCTCTTCCAGGTGCAGTACCTGCTGGGGTATCCACATTAGGTGATGTTACTGATAAGTTATTATTTAATACAGATGGTACCCCAAGGTTACCACCAATTACTATTACGGCTTCTAATGTATCACCTGCTGTGGCTTCAACACAAGCTACAATTTTACAAACAGTCCAACTATTAGGTGCTTTAGATACTTTAATCAAAATCTGTAATCCCAATTCTACATTAACAGATGCATCTAAAACTATCCAAGATACAGCTGCAAATGAATTAATAGCTGAAAATTCAACTAATGAATCTACTTATAAAGGATTTATTTTAGAAATTGAAACTAAAGAATTTACAGACACAGTAAACCAAAATAGGGCTGTGGGAAAAAATAACTCGGGGATTGTATTAATTGCAACAGAATATTCTTTTGCTTCCAACCCCCAAGTATTATTAGATGAACTTAAATTTATTATTGACAGAGACGATTTAAAAGCGTATTAAACCCATATTTATAACCATGAAACTAACAGAATTAAGAAAAGTAATTAGAGAAGAAGTAAAGGCTGCAATCCAAGAAGAATTAAAAGATATCCTTCTTGAGGCTGTAAAAACCCCAACTCAAACAACTTTATCAAATACTCCTGCTAAAAAAACAACTGTAACAGAATCAACCCAACCTGATCCTCAGGCACAAAAAGCATTTAGACAACAAATGTTATCTCAAATGTCAGCTGCTGGGGGTAATTTAAACTTATCAACAGCTGATAATACAAACACTTTTGTACCCTCAGGTCCTACCTCAGGTGAAGGTTCTGCTTTAGGAACAGGTACTGTAGGTTTAGACCAAATTATGGGTATAATGAACAGTAAATAATGGCTTATAATGCTCAAAAAATATCACCGATTGATTTTAAACCTAGTGTAGGTGTAGGAGTTTCCTTACCTTTTAATGGGAAAGCTTGTTTTAACCCTACTTTTACTACACAAGAGGCAATTAAAAATAATTTAATTAATTGGTTTTTAACTAATAAAGGAGAGCGTCCATTAAATCCTAATTTTGGTGGTAATTTAAGGTCATTTTTATTTCAACAAATTGAAGAAGACACTTTAGAATTTTTAGAAATAGATATCCAATCTCAATTGAGTACTTATTTTTCAAATATTACTATTGAAAATTTAGAAATATCTACAGAACCTGATATTCATAAAATAAATGTATTGTTAAAATATAGTGTACAAAGCACAAGCATAACTGATGAATTAAATATAACATTTGACTAATGGCTTCAAATAGAGACATAAAATATATTAATAGAGATTTTGGGAATCTTAGACAGAATTTAATTAACTATTCTAAAACCTATTTTCCAACAACATTTAATGATTTTACAGAAACATCCCCAGGTATGATGTTTATGGAATTATCTGCTTATGTAGGTGATGTTTTATCATTTTATCAAGATAATCAATTTCAAGAAACATTTTTACAATATTCTCGTGAAGCTAAAAATTTATATGATTTAGCTTACATGATGGGATACAAACCTAAAGTTACAGGTGTAGCTTCAGCTGATATAGATTTTTATCAAACAGTTCCCTCAAGCGGTAGTGGAGCAAATACAGTCCCAGACTATAATTATGCTTTATTAATAGGAGAAAATTCTCAAATAGCCTCTACTTCAAATACTTCAGTAAACTTTTTAGTAGAAGACCCAGTTGATTTTGATACTTCTTCATCCTTAGATCCTACAACAGTTTCTATATATGAACAAAGTGGTGCTACTATTAATAGCTTTCTATTAAAGAAAACCAGAAAGGCTATTTCAGCTACAATTAATTCTACAACTTTTTCATTTTCTAGTCCACAAGAATTTGCTACTCGTAATATTACTGCTGATAATATTATAGGTATTTTAGACATTGTAGATGCTGATGGTAATATATGGTATGAAGTACCTTATTTAGGACAAGGAATGGTATTTGATTCTATTAAAAATACTAATCCAAACGATCCAAATTTTTCATCTCAAGAAGGTGATACACCATATTTACTAAAATTAAAACAAACTTCTCGTAGATTTGCTACTAGATTCCAATCCCCAACTACTCTTCAAATACAATTCGGATCTGGCACTTCTAATGATGTAAATGAAGAAGTTACTCCTAATGCTGATAATGTAGGAATTGGGTTACCTTTTGAAAAAGATAAACTCACAGCAGCCTATTCCCCTCAGAATTTTATATTTACAAATACTTATGGTATTGCTCCATCAAATACAACTTTAACAGTTAGATATTTAACAGGTGGAGGAGCTACGGCAAATGTTCCTGCAAGTAGTTTAATTACTTTATCTAATAATACAGTTAATTTTCAAGTTGCAGGATTAACTAGTAATCTAGCAGATAATACCTTTAATTCTCTTCAAGTAACAAACCCAAGAGCAGCTTCAGGAGGTAGTGATGGGGATACTAATGAAGAAATTAGACAAAATTCTATTGCAAATTTTTCTACTCAATTACGTAGTGTAACTCAAGATGATTATTTAGTTAGGGCATTATCAATGCCCCCTAAATTTGGTGTAGTTTCTAAAGCTTACATAGAACAAACAAAAATTAATTCTCTCCTCCCAGGAGAAATCCCATCAACACTAACTTTATATATTTTAAGTGCTAATGCTGAAAACCACCTAACACTTGCTGGTACAGCATTAGAACAAAACCTTCAAACATACCTATCTCAGTATAGAATAATAGGAGATTCAATTAATATAAAAGATGCTTTTATTATTAATATAGGTGTTGATTTTGAAATTACAGTTAGACCTAATTTTAATAGTAATGAGGTATTAAAAGCTTGTTTAACAGAATTAAAATTATATTTTAACACAGATAACTGGCAAATTAATGAACCTATTCAAATAAGTGAATTATTTTTACTTTTAGATAAAATTCAAGGTGTTCAAACCGTTAAAAATATTAATATTACTAATAAGGTAGGTGAATCTTTAGGGTATTCTAAATATGCTTATGACGTAACTGGAGCTACATTAGATAGTGTAATTTATCCTTCAATAGACCCAATGATTTTTGAAGTTAAATACCCTACTACTGATATTAAAGGTAGAATAGTAAATATGTAATTATGGGATTAATAAAAAAATATAACGAAAGAATAGGAGGTAATCAATTTGGTAGCAGTATTGATACTGGGATAATAAGAAATCCTAATACATTTATTAATGAAAAAGGTAATACAGTAACAGATTTTAATAAAACTAGTTTAGATTTAGAGAATCCACAACCTTTAGGAGGTCTTACTAATATTTCTTATACGACTCAAGTTGGCGAAGATATTGTAACATCACCAACTACCCAACCCTACACTCCACAAAATACTTATTCTGATAGCTTTACTAGTCCTACATTAAAAGCACGAACCATAGATCCTAAAAAATAAAATGGCAGTATATAAAATTTTCCCATATCAAGATACTACTTTGTATTCAATGTTTCCTAAAATGAATACAGGTATTGATCCTATCAATCAAGTTTCAAATTTAAACTTTGCTATTGATAGCCAACCTTCTGTAGCTAGATCTTTAATTAAATTTGACACTGATGATATTACTAATACTATTGAAAACGTTATTGGTGGTACAAATTTTCAAACTAGATTACGTTCATTTATAGCAACAGCTCAGGGTATTGTTGAATCTTCTACTTTAGAAATTTGGCCTATAGCTGTAGCAGAAAATGCATCAATAGACTGGAATCAGGGTACTGGTACTTACCTAGATCAACCTTTAACTACAGATGGAGCATGTTGGGAATCACCATTCTTTGCTAATGGTAACCAATGGCCTATTCAAGTTCCAGATGCTGCTGGAAGAGTCCCCTCAGGTTCATATAATACTTCTTATGCTACTATAGGTGGTGGAGCATGGTATACAGGTTCTCAAGGTACAGATTTTAATGTCACTGCATCTTTTGGACCTAGAAGTGATAAAGATTTAAACATAATTGTAGATGATATAGTTCAAGCCTGGACTGGTTCTTTTTTACCTAATCATGGTTTTTTACTTAAATGGGAAGGTAGTGCTGAATTTAATCCAAGTAAATTAGTTCAACCTGTAATGCAATATTATAGTGTTGATACAAATACAATTTACCCACCAGAATTAGAATTTAGATGGGACGATTCAGTATGGGCAACTTCATCAACAATCCCTGTATTAGATCAAGAAAATATTTATATTTCACTAGCTGAAAACCCTGGTATATTTTATTCTCAAAGTATAAATAAATTTAGGTTAAATGTAAGAGAAAAATATCCTAAACGTGTTTACCAAACAGGTTCTTTATATACTAAACAACATTACTTACCTTCTGCTTCTGCATGGTATGCTGTAAAAGATTTAGATACTAATGAATTTGTAGTAGATTTTGATAATGATTATACTAGAATTAGTGCTGATACTACTTCAAGTTATTTTGATTTATATATGAATGGATTTGAACCTGAAAGATATTATCAAGTATTAGTTAAAGTAGATGCTGGGGGTAGTACTACAATATACGATGATGAATATTATTTTAAGGTAGTTAATGGATAATGGAACAAAAAGTAACATTAAATAACAAAGTATTTGTTAAGGGGCAATATGAACAAGTAATTGATACATCATTTACACAACTGGTAGACCCTGTTGAAGTAAACCCTGA